TTACTCGATTTCTAATGCAGATAATTTCTCCTCCAGTTCGTCTACTCGCTTAATCAGCACCTTTACCGCCGCCAGTGTGTCCATCATGATCACGTTATTATCCAGTTGCAGGCGATCGAATTTAACCTGAACGCCGTCTTTCATGTATGACATTTCGACGTTCTTCACGTACTGAGAGTCAACCTCCTGCGCCTGCTGTGCGATAATCCCCCGGCGCGTCCTTTCCTGCTCGTCGTCGTTATAGACGAACGTGACCAACTCAAGCGCCCTGATGCGCTCAACAGATAGCTGGCCGTCGGTCGGTTTGATGTTGTGCTTCATGCGAGCGTCAGACGTTCCTTGGAACTGCACGTTCCCGTTCTGACTACCTGCGATCCTTCCGTCGCTGTAAAAGCTCCACCATTGCTGGTTAGCGTTGAATCCCTGGACGCTAAACGTCAGGCGGTGGTTAGTGCCGACCTGTTCTTCAAACCACGCCGTCGCCATCCCTGCTTCTGCGCCTTTGCTGTCTTTGCCTCGCACCTTGAACCGCCAACAAGCATTAGGCGACGTCAGGATCGTGCCGTTCGCTGGCGCGCCAGGTTCATCGAATCGCGTAGCAATGAATCCCCACCAGAGATTGCCTTCAAGGGTATTAGCCCCGAACGTCCGCTGATTACCGTATACACGCCAGCCTGGTGACACGGCAAGCGCGCCGTCTTCGGGGATGATGCGATGCGTGTAGTCAGCCGTACTATTGCCATAGTGAAAATCAATGTAAGGCGTTGGCGCAGTTAGCTCGATATGAGACCCGGCAATCTGTAAGCCGTTTAAATTTCCGTTAACCGTTAGGTTCTTGTCGACCGTCAGGTTGTTTTTAAAGGTGCTGCTTACATTCCACGTCTGCGCCTGTGTCCACGTGTTGGCCACCGTCGTCTTCGCTACGTCCTTCAGCGCCGTGTCAATGTTCTGCTGTCGCGTGGCGTATTCGCTCAGGAACTGCGCCCACGATTTCACCGTCCCCGTTGTACCGTCCGGCTTCGTGATCGTCACGTTGCCAGCCCCGAACAAAAATTGTTGTTGGTTCGCAAGGTCTACATAAGTGCGGTCGAAGCACTTCTGAATGCTGGCCGCCAATTCGTCACTAATGTTAGCCATAGTGCCCCTCAGTCATATTTACTGGAAAAAATGAACAGCGCCGTGGTCTGGTAAACAAAACCAGCAGGACCAGCGGATTGAGCAACAGGAATTGCGTTATTAGACAAGAAATTCCCATAGGCTCCTGTGAAACTTCTGAATATTGTCCACAGCTGCCCGGTTCGCTGAGAAATAACCGAAGAGGCACATGGCGAAACTGCAATAGGTTGCCCCATATCCCGCGGAGTCATATTCCCGCTAATAGCTGTGGTTTGGACTTCTAAAGGTTTCATACCTGCGTGATAAACCATCCGGCCTGACGCATCAAAAATAAAACCGCCATACTTGGGAACATCTATAACCATATTCCCAAAGGCGTAGACCGTGATATTTCCTGTTCCTGTAGTTCGGATTATCTGAAGGCATTTGAACCCGTTTTGTGAAAATTCACGCGTGATACATACAGCGTCATTGTCAAAGCGAATGAAAAACATGCATTGCATGTTGTCGGGTATACGCGATTGAAAAACATATCCGTTATTACCAGGAATTACGACCCGGTCAATAAGATTCATCGGCGTAAAGTCAGGACTCATCCACATGGCGCCGTTTTCAGCGACAATTTGCATTCCATACATAATTAGGGACCGAAGAAAAAAACAATTCGTGACATGTTGGGGTCCACGCCGTTCCACGACGCAGCCCCTCCAGAAATAGATACTGAAGGTGAACTGCCTGGCGTTCCTGTCCAGTCCGCTGTACCCACCACGTAATACCGTAGTGCTTTACCCGGTGGTGGATTTCCATAATTGACATAACCCGAAGCCTGCGTGTAAGAACCGAGAAAAAAAACCGGGGTGAATACCCCGGTTATATCCCTACCATTGGCGTCATACATTCGAGCGCCGTAGCCCATTATTTACAGTCCTTATTAGTAAATCCGGTCGCCAGCCAGTGCCCTACGGGGCGAACTGCCTGGCCAGGCGCAACACGCACCTGCATGCGACCAAAGCGGTCATACCTGACCGCATTGATTTTTAGCTGGTACTGCCCGTTAACCGGATAGGTGTTGATTTTGTATGTCACCGTGCATTCAGTTGGCTTGTAACGCTGGTCTGCACAACCACTAACCAGGATGCTAATACCGCCCACCAACAAAACGCAGGACACCGTTTTGATCAAAAACTTTAAGCCCTGATTCATCCAGTTGAATCCTCCCTTGACCAGGTACATTGCTGTTCATTTCGAAAGCCCCATTTTTTGGCAAACGCCAGCCGGTGGAGCGGGGTTGATAGTTCGTTGACTGCAGGCTGTCAGAAATCTGACCAAAGTTAATCGTCAGGTTACGAGCCATTGCCTGCTGAAAATAAGCGCCGTTCCCGTCGATACCGAAGACCATATTTTTTTGATCGCCGTTAGGCACATAAACGCCAAACGTATCAGCCTGGACCAGGAACTGTGACTGGCCGCTGCCGTCAATCCCCAGCTGGATACCCGCCACGTAGTTATTACCACCGGAAGACGTGTTGACCTTCACGCCCCACTGCGCTCCCAATTTCCCGTTTAAATCCGCCACGGTGGATGCCGTCTGCTGAACGGTCGCAGACATATCCCCGACCTGCGAGGTCAGCGTGGTGATTTGCTCAGTGGTTGATTTTTCCAGGTCGGCAACGGTTTTGTTCGTCGTGGTGATTGCCGCGCTATTGTCGCCAATCATGCTGCGCATCTGGTTAAAGCCGGTCGCCATTGCCAGGCCGTTAGATGCGATGGTTTCGTCCTGCCGGGTGATGCGCGATTCTGCATCACCCACACGCGAGCCGAGGCTGGTGATTTGCCCTGCCTGCGCGGTGATATCCTTCCCTTGCTGGGTCACGGTCGCAGTCAGCTGGGTAACGGCGTTCGCGGCGCCAGTGGCGGTATCCTGCGCCTCCTGTGCGTCGGTCACATCGACAATGCTGATATCGTCCAGATACAGCGAATAACCGGCTCCACCGTTCGGCCCCCTGGTGGAGATCCACATCTGCGCAATGCTCCGGTCGGCACCGACGGTCGCTACTCCCGTCAGGAGAACCCATTTGCCGCGCGAGATGTTTGTCTCGGAGATACGGACGGCTTCCGGCCACTGGTTTGCGCCGCCATTCTCTCCGCGAGCAAAGAGGCCGACAGACACGTTCCAGCCGTTCGGTGTCGACATATCGCTGGCCATGTAAGCCCAGAGAGAAAACCGATACTTACCGCCACCGCGAACAGCAAGCCAGTTCCCGATCATCTTGTCGCTGTTGCCGTTCTCGCCGTTGTTACGCGTGATTTTGAGCGACTTCTGGCCATTGCGGTAAACATCGGTCGAGACGCGCGCCAGCGAGCTGCTGCCCAGCTGCTGGTTTGCGGTGTATGACTCAAAGGAACCATCACACCAGGGGTTTAATCCCTGGCTCTGCAGCGCACCGATTGAAGCGTTGACCGACGTGATCGCGCTGGCATTAGAGGCAATATCTTTTCCCTGCTGTGTCACGGTCGACTGCAGGTTAGATACAGCGCCAGCCGTGGCATCGAGATCAACCCGGTCAGTAATATCGATAACGTACACATCGTCGATATAAATTTCGCCTGCATTCAAAAACGCGTTGATGCTGACCGACATGGTGCCGTCTTTAGTGGCGGTGTACGTGTTGCTGTACTCCTGCCATACGCTGCCAGTAGGCATTGTGGCCGGGTCGAAGCGCGCCTCGAGGATTACAGAGTTATCGAGGTATGCAAATCGAACCTTGTTATTCTGCTGCGTGTTCGGCTGCATAGTCGAACCGGCCTTAGCCCGTAGCCACGCACCAAACTTGTACGTTCTGCCCTTAACGGCAGTAATAACGGTGTCATTCGACAAAAGAGTCGTGGTGGTAGCGGCCACATATTTCACGATTTTTTTGCCGCTGTGTGGATTCTGCGCCGACATCACTGTCGCCTGTGCTGGCGCGGTCCAGTTGGTGAAGTCGCGCTCGAATCCCCCGTTTAAAATCAGGTTGCCCGTGATTTTGTTATCCACGTCAGCCATTGCTGCATTCAGGCTTGCAGAAACGGCGGTCGTGGCGCTGGCATTCGCAGCGATATCCTGGTCCTGCTGCGTGACCGTCTGCTGCAGCTGCGTGACCGCAGACGTATTCGCATCTATGGCCACCGCATCGGTGATGTCATAGATGGCGATGTAATCAATCTGAATGACCGACGCGTTCGGGTAGCAGTAGAGCGCAAAAACAGAACCATCCACTGTCGCCGACGATGGCGCGCTAAACTCAGCGGCGTACGTCGCCCAGGTATCCGTGGCGGAGAACTGGCGGTTTTCATAAGTCCCGGCCACATTCCCCAGGTAGTTAAACCGGCGAACCATGAAATTCATCGCGCCGGATACGCCCTTCGCCTTAACGATGACCTGGTAGCGGCGTGGGGTATTGTGTGGCAGCGGCGCTTTCTGGTTAGCAAAGAGGCCGGTATACAACGTGCTGTCGAGCTGCGTCATCTGGACGCCGGGTTTACCGTCGCCAAAGTCGCCAAACTCCACCTTGTTACGCGTATTCCCCTGGACACCCCACAGCGCCGATCCGCTCATAAAATTAAAATCGTTTGCCAGGTTCTCGCCGCGATTGAGCATCGCATTCACCGCGCCGGTGACGGAGGTGATCGCCTGGCTGTTCGTTTCAATTTTCCCTTCCGCTGCCGTGGTTCGTTGCGTCAGGGACTGAATTGCGCTGCTGTTCGCGCTCTGCCCGGATTCAAGGTTCGACACCCGACCAGTGATGGCCGTAATCGCCTGGCCCTGGCTGGTAATGGTGTTGCCCTGCTGCGTCACTTTCGCATCCAGCTGGGTCACAGCACCGGCGGCAGCGTCGGCAGCAGTCTGCGCACCCTGCGCGGCGGTGATCTCCCGGCAGTGGAAATCAGTTGCATACCATACGGAGCCATACGGCGCGTTCTGGTTCACCTGCAGGAACGGGCGCATATATCCGCGCGGGAAGTTAGCCGGGACCGTCCAGCGGTATTTTTTCTCCGTCCAGGTCTGAGTGGGCGCAACGCTACCCGGTAACGCAGCGTACGCCACGGCACCCGTATTCGGTCCCGTAGCCGAGCCGATGTACATGTTAAATGCGGCGTTGGAACCTGCCTTTGCCGCTACCCAGACCGAAATCTCGAATACCTGTCCCGCTTTTACCGGCCACGGTGGCGTATTGAGCTGGTGATCGCGTGAGGCCAGTCGTGCTACATAGCGACGCGGAGCGCCAGCCGGGATGTCAGCATCATACGGAATACCATCATCGTCGTTGCTGTCTACCGTATCCCGGCGGGTAAAACCCATAGACGGATATGCGGGGTCAAATGTCGGGTTCAGGATGTAGTCACCACCCGCTGCCGTCTGCGAGTTCAGCGCAACATTAATCCCGGTGATCGCCGTTCCCTGCGATTCAATTTTCCCCTCAGCGTTTGTAACGCGTGTATCCAGTTTACTCACGGCATCGGCGGTGGCCGCTTTGGCCAGCCCTTCCTCAACCGTCGAAACACGCCCTTTCAGGCTGGTGATGGCCTGGTTCGCCGCCGTAATATCCTTGCCCTGCTGGGTCACGGTGGCGCTGAGGTCCTGTACTGTCTTGTTATCGGCCTTCTGGTCAATCCGCTTGCCGAGGTCAGTATTCACCGTATCGACTTTATTGCTGACCTGCGTAATCTGCTGGCCCTGGCTGGTGATGCGGTCGCCCTGCTGTGAAACAGTTTGCGATAAACCAGAGATCGCCTGGCCGTTCGCGGCAATCGCAGAATCAGCATTCTGCTTATTCTGGTTAACGGTATTGGTTAACGCCGTCGTCCGCTCCGCCTGTGCGGTAATATCCTTACCCTGCTGCGTGACGGTGGCCTTCAGGCTATCCAGCGCGGCGGTGGTGGCTTTCTTCGCCACCTCGGCATTGGTGGCATCAATACGCCCACCCAGGCTAGTGATCGCGCTGGCGTTGGTGGCAATGTCGTCACCGTTCTTCGTGACCTGCGACTGCAGGTCCTGCACTGCTGATGCATCGGCTTTACCAGCGATACCGTTTGAGGCGGTCAGCATGAAGCCCTGCAGGTAAACGCGAGCGGTTGACGGCGTCCATCCTCCGCAGGCCATGCGCAGGTAACACCATCTCCCTTTGAAGTCATTCGGGATCGTGAACGTCAGCGTGCGGGTCTGGTAGCCGGTGGTGATACCCGCAAACCAGGTGTTGTCCTGGACAAGCCAGTTAGTCGGATTCCCCCAATTCTCAATCAGGCCCATCGTAAAATTCTGGGTCCCGATGCTGATCGTCGCGTCGTCCGTCTTGAATCCGAAGGTGAGCGTCAGTACCTGACCGGCTTCGACCGGGATTTTTGTTCCGTTGGCGATCCGCATCGCCGGCTCGGTCGTGGTGAGACCTTTCATCACCGCGTCATAGACCGGAGCACCCGCGCCGGTGCCGGACAGCTGCCAGTTATCCGCTTTATTAATCAGGTCGCCATTCAGCAGGAGGTTGCCGGTCGTAATCTGTGACTTGAGCGCCGTCGTCTGCTGCGCCGTGGTGGCCAGCGTATTCTCGGCAGTCGTGACGCGGGTCGTCAGTTGCTGGACGGCATCCGAGCTGGCGCTGTCTGCCGGTGCCTGGCTCCAGTCGCTCACAATATTTCCGGATTCAAACATCGGAGAGCTGATCCACGCTTCGCGCGCTGCAGCTGCGCCGTCGAGTCTGGCCACAACGAGATACGCCGTCCCGGACAAGCCAGGTTTGCGTTTGTATTTAACCCAATAGCGACTCCAGGACGTGGAGAGCGTCACGGTCACATCGCCGTTATACCCGGCTGGACGCTCCACAATAACGCCCTGGCTGGTTTCAGCGCGGATAGTGGCATCCGGCGTATTCAGGAAACAACGAACCGGCGTCTTGTCCGTCTTCGCTTTCGCATAGAACGACAGAACATACTCGGTACCGTCAACCGGCGCGGCCAGCGTGTAGTCGAGGACGGCGAAATCAGTCGCTCCGGCGGCACGCGTCAGGATGCGAACCGCGTTACCCCGGTAACGTTCGGTTGCAGATGGCGATTTGCCGGTCAGTTCCCCGGAGTTGGGTATTAGGTTTACGCCGCCGATTCGGATGTTATCAACCTTCGATTCCACTCCGGCAATCTGGCTGGCGTTGGCCTGAACTTTGCCGTCGATGGTCTGGACGTCACCCTCGATTTTCTGGATGGCCAGCGTATGGCCAGCAATGACGTCGTTCGCTGAAACAAGGTCCGCGGCGACCTGATCCGTTTTCGAGGCTGTCGACTGCAGGTCGCTCGCCAGCGTATCCATGCGCTGGGTCGCCGCTGCAGTGGATTTATCATAATCGACGCGCAACGTATCCACGCGGGAGCCGATGGCCTTCTCAGCCGTCACGCGGATTTTCCGCTCTTCGAAAATAAGACCAGAAACCAGTTTATTCGGGTCTGTACCTTCTTCGTTGCCGCGCAGCTGCACCGCCAGTTGGTTACGCGCCAGCGCCTCAGCTGAATCGGCAGCAGTCATCGCCGTTTTCAGGTCCTGAATCTGCGCCTGCGATGCACCAGGAGTCGGGCGCCCAACGGCCAGCCAGTCAACGGCATAATAGTTATCTGCGTCAGCCGCTCCCCCCTGTGAGAAGTCGAGACGCAGGCGGCGAATGGTGCCAGAGGCCTGCCATGGGATATCCGGGATCGCGATAGTGCTGATGCCGGTGGCCGGGTCAAAATCCGGTGCTGGCAGCACCAGGCGGCGTCCTTCGGTCCAGCCGGTTTCATCAGCGCCAATCCAGTACAGCCGACCGCCCCAGGCCGGGTTGCCGACTTTCTTGATGCGCAGGCGGAGGTACTTATAGGCGCTGCCGTCAATCAGCGTGCCAGCGCCCGACGGGCTGCGCATGGTCGAAATGGCATCCGCAGGAAGGATCCACCCGTCGTCGGTTGTCGGGAGCGGTTTCGTGCCGCCGTCGTCAGAACTCCACCCCTCGTTGTCCTTGTCGAAATACCAGATTTTGAGACTGTCGAACTGCTCGCCGGTACCGGCTGAAATCGACGCCATCTGCTGCGCCAGGCTGTCAAAGCCGTTCTGCATGGTGACGTTCGTCGTCTCAATCGCCGCTTCAACTTCACGTTTAGCACTCAGCAGGTTATCGGCGGCCTGCTTCGCCACGGCGGCATCGTCCGTTTCGGCTTTCGCCACCGCTGCAGCGGTATCGCTGGCCGCTTTCTGCGCTGTGGCGGTATCACCTGCAGCGCGGTCTTTCACTTCCTGCGCCAGCTTGTTGGTCGTGTCGTTGGTTTTGGCGATGTTGGCAGCCAGGTCCTTGCCCTGCTGCGTGACAATGGCCCCCTGCGCGGCGACATCCTTCGCCGCCTGGTCAGCGGTTCCCTGGGCGGCGTCCGCAGCCTGTTGCGCGGCGTCGGCAGCAGCGCTGTTGTCCTGGATGCCTTTGTTCAGTTCCTCGTATGTATCCGAGCCTTTAAGCGCGTCGTCGAGCTGCTGGTAATAATCAGAAACGTTATCGCTGGCCATTCCATGCACCCAGTCAGTCCACGGCGAGGCATTGCCCAGGCGGTCAACCAGGCGCGCGCGGTACCAGAACTGCGTGGCAATCTGCAGGCCCATCTGCTGATACTGTTTGCCCGGATACGCTAAATCGGTCAGCGGCATCGCACCGTTCCCGCTCTGGTCCGGGCTGTACTGCAGTTCGGTTCGCTGGGTATCGTCTGCGCCTGCAGGGAATTCCCAGCGAATTTCGATACCAGCGGTCAGTGAAACGGTCGTCAGCGCCAGCGGCGGCAGCGGTTCGCCAACTTTCCCGGTCAGGGTCTTCTCTTCCGAGTACGCCCAGCCACTGGAAATTTCCGCCGCGTTGATCGCACGGACTCGCACCAGATAGCGACCGGCATAAATGCCGCTGACCTCAAATGACGTGGTCGAGCTGCGCGGCACGTTAATCCAGTTGCCGTCATTGCGGCGCCACTGCGCCTCATAGGCGATAGCGTTTTGTACCGCGTCCCAATTGGCCTGCAGGGTTTCGACGCTGATCCCCTGATTCACCACGGAGAAGGACGTAAGGAGGATGCCATCTGGCGGAGCCTGGTTGCCAGGCGGGATAACACTAATCGGGCGCTGGTCGATGATCGCGCCGTTATCGATACGCGGGAATTTATCCGGGTCGTGAGCCACGCCGGTGATGGTGAGCGTGCCGTTATTGTTGTCCTTTACACCGAAAACGCGGTACTGCTGAGGCACCAGGTCGGTATATTCGACGATCCAGACGCACTCCGCCTCTGGCGTCTCGCTGTATGCCGTTGTGACCGTCACCTGCCGACGACCGTTCACCGACTGAATGGTCCGGGCCTGCGAGATACCCGACGGCAGATTCAGATGCAGGCGGTCGCCCTCTTTCGCATCAATATCACGGTCGAGCGTGATGACGCGCCCATTCACCGCGCTGATACGGCCACCATTAACCCGCCCGGCCAGCCGTTCGTCGCCCAGCCCAATGATGTAACCCGGCTGTGGGATCCTGCCGTCAAGACCAACATCAATTTCGACCATGCGGTCCTTGTTGTTGGTCAGAATGGCCCATAACCCTTTACGATGGGCTTCACTCTGCCGTGTACATCCAATGGCCGTGACTTCCAACTGATTAAAGCTGTAACGGGAAACCAGTTCCGGGATAAATGCGGGTTCCATCGCATCGGCATAGGCGTTATCCGGGTCAGACCACGAAACCAGGGCATTAGTGTACCGCGACTTACTGGTGCTGCTGGAATACCGCGGGCTACCGATAATATTTGCGCGCGTATAGTTGAAATCAACATCACGCGGCATATCGGCCTGTACGATGATCTGCTCACCACTCCAGCAAGTCATCCCCCGGAAAATTGCGGCAAAATCACGCAGTACGGTGTAGGCGTCGTTACGCTCCTGAACATAGACATTGCAGATATAACGAGGCTCCATGCCATCGCCGCCCCTGCCATCGGGAACCAACTGATCGCAATACTGCGCAATCGGGTAAAGCGCCCATTTGGAGATATTCGCGCTGGTCAGACGATCGCCAAGACCGAAACGCTCAGAGACAACAATGTCGTAATAAATCCACGCAGGGTTATCAGTCCATGCCCATTTGAAGCCCCCTGTCCATGTGCCGGTATATTCGCGCGTTTCCGGGTTGTAGTTATCCGGGACACGGATAACACGCCCGCGCGGCTCGCAGGAGATTTGCGGGATAGAACCATTGAACTGGCTGGAGTCGAATTCGATGTACAGCAGCGCGGTGTGTGAATAACGCAGTTTCGCGTCAATAACCTCGGTGTAACTCTGCAGCGTCATTATGTCGCCGATTCTGGCGCTGTTCGCGTCCGGCGATACCTTGCGAAGACGCAGCGTCCAGGTGCTGCCTGCCTGCGGTAAATCGATGCGGTGGCTACGTTCATACCCGGAAGTCGTTTTGCCGGAGACGGCGGTTTCCAGTACGGTCTGCCAGGCTCCGCCATCCGTCTGTAAATCGATGGCGTATTTAACGGTATTCCCCACCACATCGCCGTCGTCTTCCTGTTTCATCAGGGATGGCCATTTCAGGCGGACGCGAACGGCAGAAAGCTGGGTATTGGTGAATGTGTGGGTCCAGGCTGTCTCGCTGGAAACCTCCGTCCCTACGGAAATTTCATTTTCAGTACCGGGAATACCCTGGATATAACTTTGTGCCTGTGTCCCAGGTCGGAATTCCCAGGCCACACCACTGAAGTTTTGCGAACCATCGGCATTCTCAAGAGGGGTACCGTCGAGATAAATATCTTTCCCGGTTAGACTACCCGCAAACTCCCCCTCACCCAATGCGATAAGAACTTTGGCTTTTGCTACAGACTGTAAATCGTCCGGCTGTTCCGTCGGCGTGCGCTGTTTAGAGCTGCCACCCTTGCGCCCTTTAATTATGTTATTTGCCATATTGCGCCCATAAAAAAAGCCACCGCAAGGTGGCCTGAATTGGAGGGAATTACTTACTGAATATATTTATTGCTGGTCTTCGACATAGATACCGGCGGAAATAATCGCGCCGCCAATTCGCCGCTTACCATAAAGCAAACCAACGGGATAACCCTGTGAGGCGGTATTAGTTACACCGCCAAAGGCATAGCTGGCTTTATTATCTGGGGATTCTTTACGGGCAAGGCCTCCGGGCTGAGGGGAGAGCATCTGAACTACACCGCCTAACCCCATACCTATACCAGCGCCAATCATCGCTTGCCCTACTGGAGCCGCCCATCCATATGAGAGCCCCGTAACAAGCACACCAGCGACTACGAGTGCTGCACCTAAAATTGTTTGAAGAATACCTGCTTTTTTACTTCCAATAACAACCGGAACAATTCGGATAACTTCTCCACTAACTGGAAAGCCCAAGTCATCTTTACCAATATTTTTCTTACCTTTAAACACAGCAAAGGTTAGGCCTTTTTCTTTGCTATTGCTTAGGAACTTTTCAAACCCTTCTATTGTACAGCATAAAGCCTGAATAGATTCCCCTACCGTAGTAATTATACGTTCATGGGAAGTACCAAAAATTTTACCAAGAATTCCGCTCAATTCTATTTGAGTTTTCATTTCCTTCATATTACCTCCAGATATAAACCCGCATTGCGCGGGTTTATTTACGTCTATCATTTCAGGGGCAATGGTTTTACATCTACATTACCTGAAGGGTCGGCAAATAACCTTACTGCTTTTGTTTCGCCATCTTTTATATTTATATCACGCCCCACAGGAACTGAGTCAGCAATACACATTTTACCTTCCCCCTTTATAGCAACATTCCATTCGCCTGAACGCAGATAAAACGTCGCCTTTTCCCCTGGATTTAAGATCGCTGATTTTTCATCGTTTAGGTATACACCTGTATAGCAACCGCTGCCGAGAAAACCTTTATCTCGAACGACTATTAGAACTGATTTAGTTTCCTTCGACTGTTCCTGGTATTTCAGCAACCTTTCAGATGGGGTTTGCTCAGCTTGACTAGGCAAAACAGCTTCCGTTGCACACCCGGTCATAGTCAACAGAGTTAATACCAGAGCTATTTTTTTCATCTCGGTGTCCCTTTTGTTTTTAGTTAAATTCCACAAAAGATTAACACAGAGAATGATATCGGACGATTTTCATCGTCCTGTCTAACCAGTAACCACCATACGGCACGCGCTGGCTGAGATGGCCATAAAGGTGGTGCAGCAGCATGTTACCTTCCAGCAAAACCCCGGCATGGTTCCATTTGTCCGACTGCACCTGCATGATCACCATATCACCCGGCTGCGGTGTACCTTCAAATTCACGAAACCCGCATTCATACCAGCAATCGTGGTAGAAGTTTTCGGGATAGTCGTTTTCCCACCAGGGGTAATCAACGCGGTAATCGTGCAGCTCGATGCCGTGAGTCTGTCGGAAATAGCTCATTACCAGCCCCCAGCAATCATAATGACCAAGTACGAACGGGCGCTCAAGGAGAGGCAATTCTCCGCGTGGGTGGATGGTACGAAGATCGCCTTCCGGCCAGCTGATAATATGCCACGGGAGCAGCATTGCATCGCACTGCGCCTTATCCAGTTCGCTGGGTTGCGTGGTCGCATCAGGATGGCTGTGAACAATGCCGATAATCGTCCCCCAGTCCTCTACTGCTGCGTAATCCTCCGGCGCCAGTACAAAATTATCATTTGACTCGCTAGCAAGGTTTCTGCAGGGAAAGTATCGCTCTACTCGCCCCTTTTGGGCAATCAAGCCGCATGCTTCACGGGGGTAATCAGCTGCAGCATGAACCTGTATCGCCTCAATCGTTTTCTGGCGCATATCAGCTCCTTATCAGCGACGTGCCAGGGAACCCGCCAAACGGCAGTTCGTTATGCTCACCAAAACGCAGTTTGCAGGCAGTGAGTGTTCCGTTGCAGACGTCCTTCGATGGATCATCAACCGGCTTGTTATTCTTGTCGAAATACTTTGTCCCGGCATAATCGCAACCATCGCCACTACGGTATTTATTGCGAATACACCAGGTACAAACCGAATGATACTGACGAGTAGGGATCAATTTCCCCTGCAACCCCATCGGGCTATCGAGCGCGAACTCCACCGTTTCATCGGTTTCAAGACTTTTGGTGTCGATAAAATAGAGGTGCCGTTTTTCCTGCGTTGGATCCGCGGTGGCATTACCCGTAGGGAAATTTCGCGCATCCAGATACTGCTTTTGTGTCTCATGGATAATGACCCGAGCCATCGCCAAATCGTCATAATGCAAACACAACGCGGAAATCGAGCCATCAATGTTGCCCACCCTCAGTGTCGGCTGCGCGTCGCTTCCTGAAGTCGAGGATTCGATCCCCTCTAATTCACACGGCCACGCTTTATATTCGGTGCCCTGCCACCAGATACTTTTACCGGGCAATTTCGACTCATCGCCACCAGCGGCTAAAATTTCCGCTTCAGTATGGGGAATGTTATATCCGTGGAAATATAAAATATCCCCCATATTAAAAGCACTTCCGTCAATTTCGAAAAGCCGGATTTCATCTCCCGGCTCCAGTTTTTGATAATCAGCGTGAAGACTCATGGTACGAATGCCTGTTCAAATGTTGCGGTGACTGTCATGACTTTGCTATTCAGAATGGCTTTTTGCAGGCTGTCAGCCTGAACCCGCCATAGCGCTAACTCGTCATACGGTGGTTTAAAGGCAAAGGATTTAGTTTTATGCCGTCGCAGGAATTTATAAATATCCAGGCCGGTTTGCAGATCTCCGGTAAATGAAAATGCATAATTTAAGGTTTCCGGGTTTATTCCCTCCCCTGAAACCTGCGCATATCCATCGCCAAATTGCGCCTTGCGAATATTATCCTTACTCGTTGTCGCCGGCTGACTGGCGGCCTGAATTCGCCAGGAAAATGTTTCAATAGTCATAAATAGCCTTTATCTCCGCCAGTAAAAAAGCCGCAAAGCGGCTTCTGGTATTAACGCCCTTCTTTTATTGCCTTCCAGAGTGGCGTGCCTGGCCGTTGGGCCTGTTCACTGACGACACTAATGATGGCGGGTTTCAGTTGCTTGAGGATACCGTTACTGTCAATCGCTGACCGCTGCGTAGACTGCTGTTCGTTGCCACTACTGATATAGACGCCGCCCATGTTGACCATTACACCGCCAGGGGACACACTTGCTGGACTGGAAGCGTTGCCGACATACCCGCCGGAGGCATAACCGCGCATCATCCGGTAAAGGTTGCTCACGCCGATGCGGCTGGTCGCCTCTTTGGTGAATACAAACTCACCGCGGTGAACAACCCCGGCGGGCTCGTACTTACCACCATGCCCGGTATAACCACCACCATCAAAGCCAGAGGGACGATAGGAAGGGACGGCAAAAGACTGACCAGAATTAGAAGAACTGCTCCCGCCGCTGATCCACCCCATCGCAGCCTGAAAGGTGTAGGCCACAATAAGCTGATCAATGACCTGAGCGATCATCTTCAGAATGGATGTGGTGAATTCCTTAAAACTCGCTTTGCCGGTGGTATTGAGCAACGTCAGCTGATTGGCCAGACCCCCGAAGGTGGCCTGGGATATTTGTTGAACAGAGGAAAATACATTAGTCGCGGAATCCTGATACTCCGCCCAGCCCTGTTTGGCACCGGCCAGCCAGTTACCGCGCAATGCATCCTCAGCTTCATAGGTGGCTTGCTGTTCCGCCAGCACCCTCCGCTGCGCATCAGGATTGAAGGTGTACGTTTCACTCAGCTTTTCAAGCGTGCTCCTTCTGTTCGACTCCCTGCCAGAAAGCCCCTCGGCCTGAGCCTTGATCCCCGCCCGGATCGCACTCTGCTGCTGCGCGAATTTATTGGCCTGATCAGCCAGATTATTCAGCTTCTGCTGCCGGGCGACCTTATCACCGAGATCGGCCAGCTGGCGTTTGTATTCCAGCGTTTCGTTTTTGTGGGCCAGCAGGGATTTTTCCTGCGTGGACAACTGGCGGCGGCCGGCGGCCTCCTGTAAAACGGCATACTGGTTTTCCGTCTGCCAGAGGTCGCGGCGCTGCTTACTGATCACATCGTTAACGTCGGTATGCTGCTGCAGGGTTTTAAGCTGCGCCTGTAGCGTCAGCAGCTCCGCCTGTGCCCCTTCCTCAGCTTTACTGCCAGCGGGCGTGGTATATTGCCTGCCTTTCGGCGTTTTCGGATCTTTGTATTTGCTATCGATGCCTGCGCGGATTTTCGCGATATCGCTGTCCGTCCAGCGGGTAGCAATCCCATCGATGGCATCCTGTTTATTTTTCGCAACCAGCTTATTAAATTCTTCCTGAGCACGGGCCCGCCGCTCGGCAGGTTTCAGGCCAGCATCAAGAAGCTGGTTAAACTGCTGCTGATTCCTTATTGCCTGCTGCTGCTGGTCATTGCGCAGCTTCTCGCGCGCCGCGGCTAACCCCTCCTGAGCATATGCTTTATCAGCCTCATCATAGGCCTGTTTTTTGAGAGATAACTGCTCACGGGCGTTGCGAAGACGCTCTGCATCAGCTCTCACCAGCGGATTGTTTCCTGCATAGTCAGGATCGACTTTAAGGTTGGACGACAGCGCGCGGTATTCCTTTTCGGCTGACTGCCAGTCCGCAAAAGCCCCCTGCCGCTTCATGGCAGTATCAGGATTCCGACCAATGCCCATCATGGCATCCCAGGCGCCGCTGGCGGCATTTTTCACCCAGTTCCATGCAGTTTCCAGTGTCCCCAGATTTTCCTTCACCGCATTTGCGCGCTGGATAACGCTGTCGGAATAGGCCCGCATCGCGAGCTCTGCAGCGCGGTGTGAATCCCCCATCGCCTGAGCAGCTGAAATCTGTTCAAACTGGCTTGCGGTCAGAAAATGCAGCGACTCATTCAGCGTTGCAACCGCATTAACCGGATCCTCTTTCAGCCGTTTGAACTGGTTAATAGTTTCATCCACCGCCTGGCCGGTCGCCTGCTGGAGCCTTGCAGCCACGTTGGCAACGCGCTCGACGTCGGCGCCACCGAATGCCCCACTTCCGACAACCTGCGCTAATACGGCTGCCGCGGCGTGCTGAGTGACTCCATTTCCTGAGATGTTCCGCGCCAGCGCCTGCAGTTGTCCCGATGTTTTCCCGGCATAGTTCCCGGTGAGAATAAGCTGTTTGTTAAACTCTTCGGCTTCCTTCCCGCCCTCGTACCATGCCTTTCCCAGCAGAACGACGGATGCCGCTATGCCACCGACCACGCCGGCGATCCCCAGTCCGCGTAGCGTCATCATTTTTTCGAGCCACCCGGCCTGGTTCGCCAGGGTTATCCCGGAGCCACGCAACGCGCCGAAATTACCACGCAATAATTCCCCTGCCAGCACGCCAAGTTCCCGACGTGCGCCAGCGCTCTCGAGACCAAGGCTGTGCGTGGCGACCTTTGCCGCTTCCAGTTTGCGGATATAAACTTCAGCGGCATCGCCGGCGCCCACCTGCGCCGCTTTCATTCTCAGGAGCTCTGTACCAGATAGCTTTTGCTCGACAACCTGCGCCTTCAGCTGGCGAAGAAATTTCTCGCGCGCCTGGTTCGCTTTTTCCTCAACCTGCTGAAGTTCTTTCTGCCGGGCCGTGGTGCGGGAAATCAGGGAGAGATAATCACCCTGAGTGATGTTTCCCTGTGCGCGGGCCTTGCGGAATTGTTCCTGGATACTGGCCAGCGACCGTGTTTCACCGCTGAGGGATCGAACGCCATCTATCTGCCGAAAGAACGATTCCGCCAGCGCATCCTGCCGCCGCGCCAGCGCCTCAGCCTGCGCGTCGTTCTCACGATAACGCTGGTTTAATCCGGTGACGTGCTGGTGAGTCTCATCGACCGATTTGGAGACCCGCTGCAGTTCGCTCTGAAGCCCGGCGGCGGCATCCGCCTGCCGCTTCTGCATATCAGACACAGCCCCTGCGCTGGCGGCGCTGGTGGTTTTCAGCGCGCTGATTTGCGCCTCTGCCGCACTACGCATGCGCGTTTGAACTTTGTCCGATTCATCCGCCATACCGGACAGTTGCCCCTTAATCCTGGCGATCTGTTCGGTAAATGTGGCGCTGTCGACATCCAGGTTAATGACAAGGTCGCTAATCTGCTGGGCCATATCTGGTGCCTCCTGTTATTCCCTCTGCGGCCAGCATCATGGCGTCATCGTCCTGCACATTATCCGCTGCTACCTCAGCAGACGGGGACAGCAAGCTGAAGTGTGCAGGGGTGAGATCCGGATCCCGGTATAAGAAGGTTGAAATGGTGTATAGCAGCCCGGAGAAATGGGCATCGAGTTGCGCGTCCTGGAAATAACGCTCCCGGTAAAAGTGATGCCAGTCGCCCAGCTCGGAGGACGTCATGCCAGCAAGCATGGCGCGCCAGTCGGGCCGCCCGAACTCACGCGCCAGTTTCAGGACAAAATCAAGCTCGCTGGCTAGGGCTTTTCCGCAGTAACAGGTTCATCACCCAGCGCGGTGGCATCAATATCTTCATCCGTGGATTGCTCTTCTTCGGCAACCGGCGCCAGCATGCCGGAGAGCAGCTTGATCTGCATTTCCGCTTTGCCAATCGCCTCCGCCGGCCAGGTACTCATCACCTGCTGGTGGAGTTCCTCTTCAGATGGCCCCTTCGGATCGTTATGCCAGAGCGAGAGCGCAATCAGGCGCGCGCCTGCGCGAATACTCATGCTGACCAGCCCGGCGGACATTGTCTGGTCATCCACGTCATCAGAAATGGCGGATAAGGCTTTTTCTTCTGCGGCCAGATATTCGAGATAAGTAATGCGCTGCAATGCCGACAATTCGGTGATTGGCACCGAAGCGCCGTTATGGGTAAATTCGTCTTTCTTCAAAAACATGCTCATGCCTTTATCCTCAGGACGCAGTCACGGTGGTCTTGCAGGTCGCCACAAAATTACCGTCATTGCTCATGACAATAATGTCTACCGCGCCAGCCGCCACGCCGGTGACAATCAGAGATTTACCACTCACGGCCACAGTCGCCTTCGCGCTATCCGAGGTCGCCGCACGGAAAGACTGTTCCGATGCACTGGCAGGCAGGAAGGTGACGTTTAGCGTTGTGGTTGCGCCGACGGCCACGCTGGCCGTTGCCTTGTCGAGTTTGATGCCGGTCACTGCGATCGGCGGGTTGCCGCTTTCTTCCGCCAGTTCCGGTTTCCCGGTATTGGTGATTTTGGCGGTACGCGTGATCACTTCCTTCGCGGGGATGGCTTTACCCAGGCTACTGCACCAGCCTTTGAACACATCCACGGTGCCATTCGGATACTTAATTTTGTACGCCCGTACAGAGCCATCGACGAACCAGGCCACCAGCGATTTTTGACCCTCCTCTCCCGGTTTCCAGGCCAGCGTTAATGATGTATCACCTGCCGATTTTGCCCCCTGGGCGGTAGCGGTCCAGTCTGCATCTTCATCATCAAGGTAGGTGTCATCGTAGGACTCCGCCGTCATTTCGCCCGGCGTCAGTTCCTTAATTTTTGCCAGGCGCTGCCAGTCAGCATCTGACAGAGGGTTCGCATAAGCATCCCCGGTCCCGGTGTACAGCCAGAGTGTCGTTCCTGCCCCTTTTACCGGCGCAAGTGGGTTAGGTGTTGGCATAAATCCTCACATATCATAAGTAATTGAATATTTCATATCCGCGGAACTCCATAGCCCGAGGCTGTCATCCCTCTGGTATTCATAACCCTGCTGCACCATCACGGTAATCAGTCCACTCAGCGCAGAGATACCTGATATTGCCGGATAAACCCGGGTTTCCATCCACTCATCAAGTTCGGAGTCAGGCACCTGGGCAGGAAGGAAAACTTCAATATGTAAAGTGGCCTGCCAGGTATCAGCATCCAGATCCTCCCCGGTGTATTCGGCATCAGTCAGATAAACCGCCACAGCAGGAAAATCTTCTTCCTCAATGACAGCCGGACGACCATCAAAAAAAATGGCGCTATTCCCTATCATGCTTTCCAGGCCATCGATCACGGCCTGACGTATTTCGGTGTGTTTCATCGTTTAAGGTGTAACCTCAGTTGTTGCTTGAGCGCAGCGGCCAGTTGCTTTGGCATCTCCACATCAAGCATGCGTTTTTTCTCCGCTTCGAAAGCAGTTGTAAGCTGCGCAGCCAGTGGGATTTTCACAACATCGATGGGGTAGCGATTTTTCCCTTCGATACGCTTCATGACATGCCAGCGACCGTTGGCTAATTGCTGAATGAAAGAGTCCCTGAAAAGATATTTCCCGATTTTCAGGACACTCCCTCTCCGTAGAAGCGCCCCTTTCTTTCTTGTTAAGCGGACTTGCGCGGCACCAAGCTTGATTGCCGGTAAGTTTCCCCGGTTGACCTTTATCCTGGCGTTCATCCGGCCATTAGAGGATGCTTTACTGACTCTGACCCGCTGTTTAACCAGCTTGACCGGGATACCTTTCACGCGGTTATCGCCCGCTATCGTTTCGTTAGCCACTTTTCGGGTCGCTGCGGTAACGGCAGTTCTGGCGACGCGGTTGATTGCCCAGGCGCTGGCCTTAGGCACCATATTGCGATCAAGGCTGTTCAGGTTCGCAATGACTTGCTCCAGCCCCTTAATACCCATAAAACCTCCTATCGGCGGCGGTTTCCAACGGGGGGATGTCCGGTGCCTAGCCAGAGATGGCAGGATCCACAATCGTCCGGACCAATACGGTCAATCCAGTAGGAGATGCCGTTAATGGTGAGGGTATCCAGCCGCTGTAACGCGCTGGCATACACTGACTTAATGAAAAATGAAGGGCTTGTGCCCTCCACCCTCACGCCGGGAGCCGCATAGCCAATATTTTCAGGATCATCAAATACCCCGGAGATACTCCGCCCGGTAAGCTCGCCCGAAGAGATAAGCGCCACCGTGCCCATGGTCGAGCGTATCGTTTCATCCGCCCGCGATATTGCAGCATCGAAAATATTATCGAAATCGGTCATACCCGCCCCGCTATGGTTCGACAGCCAGCCCCCGTGCAATCAACTCTTCCGCATCCCCAGCGCTGACACGAACGGTAGTACCCGGCAAAACAAGGCTCACTTGTTCATTCTTTACAGCGTGCAGTGCTTCGAGGTGTAACGTCGCACGAGTTTTCACTGCTACCAGGTCCCCAGATCCGGATTTTTTTTCCTGGGGCGACGGAGTTAATACGTTATTCTGTGCTTTGCTATCGTTGCCCTCCCCGCCGGGGGCCGTATTCTCAGTGCCTGGTTCATTGCTGTCTCCGCCATCGTCAAGCTCCTCTTCCAGCTCAGCAATACGCAGCACCAGCTCTTCTTTTGATCCGGTCAGGCTGACCTCACGGTTCAGCATGATGCCCAGCTCTTTCAGGCGGGCAATCAACTCTTCTTTGGTCATCACTCTTTCCTCTTTAATAAGAAAGGCCCCGAAGGGCCGTGGTCCCACTTGTTAGGCCAGTTTTACGGAGACGAACTCATCCGGATCTGCCAGTAGCATCAGCGGTGCTGACTGAATCATGGTGAATTCGCGTGCAGGGTCTCCCGACTGAACCCAGTTTTTTGGGTAGCGAGTTGAAGCGTTAATACCTTCGCGCTGGGCGTCTGCATCAAGGATGCAACCATAGGTGCGCAGACCGCGGGCCTGGGTGTTACCCAGTACCATAGACAGGTCCGGCAGAGCATTTTTTTTGACGTCATTTTCAACGAGCTGACCGGCATAAACCACAATAGCGACATCGCCGTACATGCCCTTATAAGAAACGGCTTTACCCAGGTCTTTCAGGGCAGTTTCCAGTTCCGAGTTCGAGCCACGGCGAGTATCCAGCTTCTCCTTAACGGCATCGAAAGAGCGGAACAGTGCCCAGCCCTTCGGATCGAATACGATAATGTTGATCGTACCGCTGGCGTTGAGAGCATAGGCTTCAATGTCATCGGTCGGATCATAGGTTTTTTTATCGCGGCCAGACCATGCTGCCGCCCCTGCCTGAATGATGTTATTGCCAGCACTGCGCCCCATATCAACTTCAACTGGCTCAAATGCTTCTCCACTCATGGTGTATTTCCCATAGAGCACAGCTTCAATTGCTTGCTTCTCTTCGACCTGTGCAATCGCAAGCTCCTCATCTTTCATGTTCTGAAGAATAATGCGGCGACGGCGATAAGCAGGGTCTGCCAGATTTTGTGGATCTTCATCAGGCAGGCGGCGGAGAGTCATTTGTGGGTTAACTTCGTGTTTAGGCTTCACATAGCCCGGGGTAAATTCTGACGTGCTGCCGCCACGAGAGCGAATCACTTTCCCGGAGACAATCGGCGACACATACAGCGCCATGTTGACCAGGCCTGGAATTTGCGACAGGTAGACCTTCTCAGTCGTGAAGGGATAACTTTCACGGAAGAAGATGCGCAGGAAAAGCGGATCGAATTTGAATTTCTTCTCATTGACCGCCAGCAGTTGGGCTGTTGTATAAACTGACATAGATTTTTCCCGTAAAAAAAGCCGCAAAGGCGGCTTTTATGAATGATGAAATTGGTAAAGGAGTCGGTTAAACGATGCTGATAGCAGTGCCAGCAAAGGCATTACGTTTAATGCTGTCGTCGGTGACTGCATCCGGCCAGTGAATATCTTCAACACGGAAAGAGCCGGATTTATAAAAGGTAAGTTCTGTGCTGTTCTGGTCGGCGGCTACCGCCAGGATGCCGCATGCCGCGCCAGCATGCTCGCCGTCCCAGGCAACGAGTTTTCCCGCCGTCGCCTCCAGCATTAACGGAGTCATAACGGGCGTTGCCGCTGCCAGTGCGCCAGTTCCATAAGCAGTGTGGGCTGGATCGCTATTACCCAGCGGCTGGTAGTGTGTAAATTCTTCAGTGTTAGCCATGTGAGCCTCTTAAACAGGGGTATTCATCAAATCATCGGTTTCACTGGCAGCCGGTGCTCCGGACGCCAGCGTTTCTGGTGCGGTTTCCATCAGACGATCCAACGCTGTTTCGCTTCGGGCCTGTGAACTTTGCGGCGCCGCCGCCAGAATGCGTTGTGCATGCTCAACCGTCATTCCCGGCGTTTCTGCCAGCGCACGGGCCTGTTCCTCCCGACCGCTTGCGGCCTCACAGTTCAGGATCCCCATAATTCGGGCATTCTCAGCAGAGACCGCCGCGGCAACCTGAGCATTTACATCCGGTGTGGGTGCAGCAGCCGCTGGCACTGCCGGAGCAGTTACAATTGCGCCATTGGCTTCCGCCGCGGCATTGGCGTCTGGTTGGGTTGCAGCTGCATTCGTCGTCGTTGTCTTCATCGTTCCTCCGATATGGATGGTCTTTTTGGTATCCAGCGCGCTGCGCATTACGCCGATCGCATCTGTACTGTTAACAAGTTCGTCCGCCAGCCCATGATCAATGGACTCCTGCCCGGAGAAGACCGCAGCCTCAGTATCGAGAACCGCCCTCACCGACATTCCCGTATAACCTGCCACTTTTTCAGCAAACATCTGCCGGGTGGCATCGATACGGGACTGAAAAGCTTCACGAACATCTTTCGGCAATTTTTCGTAAGGGTTGCCATCAACCTTGTGGTCGCCGCTGTAAATCAACGTGACCTCGACCCCCTGCGATTTCAGCACCTGACCATAATTGCTGTGGGCCATCATCACACCGATGGACCCTGTCCTTGCTGTCTGTGTCACAAGCCGACGTGATGCCGCACTGGCGATAAGCTGTCCGGCGCTGCAGTTCATATCGTTCGCCAGCGCCCAAACGGGTTTAATATCGCGGGCCCGGGCAATAATGTCGGCGCAGTCAAAAGCTCCGGCGACCATCCCGCCCGGCGTATCCATATCCAGCAAAACTCCGTCAACATCAGGATCGCTGATAGCCTGCTGCAGGCGGGCAATAACACCGTTGTACCCGGTCATGCCGGAATACGGCTGGAGCGAACGGGTTTTATTGACCAGGGTCCCGGCAACCGGTAATACCGCGATGCCATTCATTACCTGATAGCTACGAGCCGGACGCGGCCCGGCCTCCTCGTTACCGAATAGCATCAGTGGTTCCGCCATTTGCTCGGTGCCCAGGGTTGTCCCCGATACGGTATCAGTCAGGCGGGTAATGCCCAGTTGGCCTGCCAGCGCGCAAAAGAAAACCCGCGCATAGGCGGGTTCAAGGAGCAGCGGTTCGTTAAATGCCAGGCTGGCAATATGTGGAAGGTTACGCAGCTCGGGCGTCATCTTGTTCCTCCTTACCGGAATTCTCCAGACCAGACTGGAACGCCGCAGCTGCCCACGAAGGCGGTCTTAACCCTGCCTGTCGCCGTTCCATCGTTTCACGCACCTGCTGGGCAAAGATTTCCTGATAATCATCGCCGCGCTTCGCGCATTCTTTTTCATAGGTACTGAGGCCTGCTTCAATCAGCATAACCGCCTCCTGCACCTCCTTAAGGCCGTCAATCGCCATCCTGCCGGAGCCGATCCAGTCGCAGTTCGCCCAGCTTGTCCTGGCCTCCTGGAAACTGTAACGGGCGCGGGATGGCAGGCTGACGACACGACGGACGATCGCCTCTTCCAGCCAGCACAAAAACATCATGCTCGCCTGCCGGGCAGCGATAAATTTGCGCCGGCCCATGAAATAGGCCCAGGACTCATTGGCGCTCGCGCGTGCGGTGGAATAACTCATTTGTGAGTAGTTACGGGATAACTGCTCGTAAGAAACGCCAAGCCCTGCGGCGATGTAACGTAAGAGCGATTGCTCGAATACGGAATACCCATTATCGGTATTCTGAGCAGATTGCAGATTCAGTGAATCCCCGGGCATCAGGTGTGGCACCTTCGCCCCTCCAAGTCTGACCGGGGCGGCCGCATAATACGTTGCGATTTCCCCAAGCCATCCGGTCAGCTTTTTCGTCTGCTCCGGATTGTCCGCACCGAGGATAAAATCCATCGCTGTCTGGGTATCCATCTCACTTTCAATCGTGGCGGCATACATCGCCTTGACGATGGCGCTTTGCAGTTGGGTGTTTTGCAGCGTATCGAGCATTTTCATCTGCTCCATAACGCTATAAAACTGATTCGCTCCCCTTGTCTGTCCATCTTCCATTGGCTCAAACACATGGATAAAGGCCGTTCGCCCGCCAGGTAGCTCACGCGGAATATAATTCCACTTCTGAGCCATCCACCCGGGATAGTTATCCTCGCTGACGTAGTAACCCTGGGCGGCACCAGCATCATTAATTCTTACCCCTGCCCGGCAATTTCGGGTATCGCCCTGATTGCCTGGATTACCGATCCGCTTAGGACTGACCATCTTAAACTGTGTTCTAAATAGCCTGTTCGCGCTGGTATCCCAGGTCGCCTGAGTAAATAACTCTCCGTTAAAAGTGTGCATGGCCACCCCTTCACGGATCATCATGGTGAACGTGCGTTTACGTTCGGCATCAATAAAACAGTGGTCGTCCTCCGCGTATTCTTTCCAGGCATCCTCGCACTCACGGGCAAACGCACGCGCATCCTCTTCGCTGATCCCAAGATAGCGCCAGGCAGGCCGGTGGCTAAGACGGAAAAATGAACCAACGATATGATCCTGGTGAAGCTGTACCGCATTCGCCGCGAGGCCGTTATTACGAACAAGATCGTCGGCGCGGGCGTTTCCACGCTGGAAGTTCGGCAGTAGTGCGGCATCACCACTTTCACTGGGTGGATTCCACGCGCGAAGCTGGCCACCAAAGCCACCAGCCCCACCATGGTATCCGGCATATTCCCGGAGCGACGTTTTACCGTCGGGTCCAACAAGTGCTGGTAATTTCATGCGTAAAATCCTGCTGGCCCGCGCCGGCGACTGGTGATGCCAATCTGAACTTCAAGTTCGGCAATATATTTTTTCAAATCAGCAACTGACGCGGCAGTAAACTCAACGCGGCGGCCATCTTTCTGTACCGTCGCAACGCGTTTCCCTGTCATCAGGTCATGAAGTGCGGCGCGGGCACTGTCCAGTTCAGACTGTGTTGCCATTATTCATCTCCGGCTAATGCCCGGGCATAATCCGCCAGGGTCTTTTTCGGTTTAGAGGTAAGTTCGTCCTCCTGCATGCTGATCAGAAGAGACTCAAGATTCAACTGCCAGCGGGAAACACTTATCCGCAGAGCTGCCAGCGCGTAGACAAAACAGTCCAGCGCCTCATTACGACGTTTTTTACTGTCCCAGAGTATTTTCCGCTCGCCGTTTACCCATTTTTCAACCTGCTCCTCTGCTGTCAGCTGCTGAGCCTCGGTCAGGTCGAAGATTTCCGGGTTGTTAGGAAAATGAACAGCGCCGGCCATTGGCTCATCACCAACCGGAATAAGCGTTAATCGGTTATAAATCTGCTCCTTCGCCGTATCGGTACCAACCTCCGTCAGATACACCCCGTTTTTATTTCGTTTACGGGGCATATTCGCTACAGGTTTACCGTATACAGAAGCACCTTTGATGGGAATTACGCGAAAAAGACCATGCTTTTTCGAACGACCATAAACGATTGTTGGGTCAATCCCCCCGATATCCCAGCAGATGCGGGAAATACTCATCTCCGCGCCATTTCGGCGTTTATAGGTCTTGTTGATCGCCTCATCGACGCGTTGAAGGGTCTGCTCGTCATCATGACGCCCCATGATTATCTGTCGGTCCACCAGCCAGCTTTCTTCACCAGGGCCCCAACCCCAGACTAGCATTTCATAACGATCAAGCTGTGAGTCAATTCCGCCAGTAAGATAGACAACGCGATCCGGCACTGCGGCAGCAAAGAGTTCCTTTCGCTCTTCGATAAGATCGGCATCAGGCCGTTCACCAATTTTCGCCTCCCAGGTTTCCCCGAGAGTGGTATTGGTGAAAGTTTTGCGTTTGCCTGTATCACCCTTGGTTTTAATCCACTCTTTAACAATCTGCACCCATGTGGTGAACGGGCTGTAAGCCGTCCAGATATGGAAGGTCACACTGTCAGGCGGGTCTATTTCGCCACCCGAGGAAGAGAACCAGTTAAGACCGTCATCCGTCCAGATACCGGTTCGCTCGCAGATATAGCGCGCATGAGTGAAATCCAGCTCCTGTTGCTTAATGACGCACCCGTTATGCTCGCACAGGTAAAAAACGCTGGCAGGCTCACCGGGAGACCATTTAAAACCAAAAGGCGTTTCCCTGTCGCCGAACTTGAGGTATTGCTCTTCCCCGCAATGCGGGCACGCAACATGGAAACGCATAAAATGCTGCGATTCGCTGGCGGCTCGCTCAATCTGGCAGGTACCACGAATTTTTGGGGTAGAGCCGCGGATCGATTTGGGCCAGACAGAGCCCTCAATTCGCTTATCACCCAGAAACGTTGGCGAACCTTCTTTCTCGATGTCCTCATCGAATGCCGCCAGTTCATCATAACCGGCAACATCGACCGATTTCTCACGGTAGTTCTTGGCAGCCTTACCGCCGAGACACCAGAAGCCGCGGCCGTTAGAGAATCGTTTCATGCTGAGCGTGTTATTGCGGTGCTTTTTCCCATACCACGGTGCCAGCGCCAGCAATGCTGGAATATCACGGATCGTCGGCTCAACGTGCGACTTCATAAAGTTTTCGGCATCGCCGTCGGTCGGCAGCCAGATGAGGGAATTTCGCTGTTTATGCTCAATAAAATAGGAATAGACGCCCAGCAGCATCTTTGAGTAACCGACACGGGCAGATTTAACAACGTTCACTTCCCGTATGTAGTCATTTCCCATCGCATTCATTATCGCGCGCTGAAAAGGCAGCGTGACCCAGCGCCCTTCCTGGTATGCCGACTCTTTCGGCAGGTAATAATTTTTGTCTGCCCATTCCACTGCCGTTTGCGGCTCCGGGCGATAGAGTGAGCGCAGCCCGGCGCGTGCGGATGACTGCAGCCCCTTAATCTGACTGTTCGATATATTCACTCAGCAACCCCGGTATAATTTCATCCAGCGCAGCTGCCTTGTTCATGGCTTTGATTACGTCCTTTTTAAGGAAATCAATGTGTCGATTCTCCAGCTCAGGAAACCGCCGCTGCACCGACAGGGGGATCCCGTCCAGGATACTGGCTATTTCGCCGGCCACGCGTGAAAGCACGAACGTGCAGAATGCGGTCTCCACCACCTCAGCGGAACTTTTGGCGTTTTTTAGCTCCTGGGCATCAGCCTGCGACCGGGTCAGACGGTAGCGCTCATAATCAATCGTTCCAGGCTGTAGCTCTGATTCACCAGCCTTACGGAGCTCTTCCACTTCCTTTCTCAACTTTTCGTTTTCGATATCAGCATCGCGCTCGGCAAACCACTTAATCGCAGCGGCGGAATCGTAAAGCACCTCATTACCTTTGCCGCCGCCGCGTACAACCGGCATACCCTGATCCTGCCAGTTCTGGATCGTACGAACGCTGACACCAAAAATATCGGAGAGCTGTTTTTTGTTCACCTCCATACGCACTCCTTGAGCGAAAACGGGGTACGGAAACGATCTTGAGTGATCCGGGCAGGAAACTAACTCCTGGCTTCCTTTCTTCTCATGTCCCAACCTATTAATAAACAATGAGTTACACAGAAGAAGAACGGAAACGCCTTAAACTCAGAAATTTTCATATGTAGCGAGAATCCGCGAGGTCGCCGCCCCGTAACTGCTCGAACTCCCGGAAAGGACCCGCAACGATAACGGTTATCATTACAGCTTGAATGGTTATTCATCGAGGCCACTCACAGAATGACCTCTGTGAATGCTCAACTTGCGGATGCGCCGCCGTCGGCCTGCAGCACATCCTCGGGGATGCGCGCCGGCAGGGGTTCATTCTCGAAGACCTTCAACCCATTGAAGCCGAGGAACGTTGAGGACTGGCTGATGTGGCCTGCAATGAAGTCACCAACATCGACCAGTAACCCGGTTACGACCGCCTCAGTGTTCTGGCGCCAGTAGCTCTCCAGAGCAACCAGCAGCGGATCAGAGCCATTGGAGACCATCTGCTCGCCGACAGAATAAGCCTTCTTACCAGCCTTATCAGTGATGCATTGCAGCTTGTTGCTCTGCATGGCCACCATGTCGGTATTGTTCACCTGAACGGTCAATGTCGCGACTTTTTCTCCTTCCTCATTCGTGCTGGAAGCATAGAAAAGCGAAAGGGTCAGATCATTACGATTAAACATTACTGGCTCCGGTTGCGGTTACGGTTGCGATGACGGGGACGACGAGCCGGTCGTGGCGCAGTATTACCCGGCGGCAAGAGCTCACCTTCTTTTGCTGGTTGCACTTCTTCTACAGCAGCTGGTGGCTGTTCTGGCTCTTCCGGTTGTGGTTGCGCTGGTGCTGCCGGTACGAATGGTGCGCCACCAGCTTCAATCTCAATCTTGAGGTGTGGGAAAATCTTAGCGGTATGGTCGAAATGGATTGCTGAAACAGGCAGATGCGCGTAGGACACGCCGTCACGCTCCAGTACCACCAGCGCGCCATTAACGTATTCAATCTTGATATTTTGCATCGTGTACCTTAAAGAATAGAAAAGCCCCGCGAACGCGAGGCTACTGGTTAAACATCAGGATGTTACTATTCCACATCAGAGTGTAAGGTTACTCCTCAGCCCGCCCGTGGTGGGACACGGGCGCATTCCGTTAATAGAGGGATGGCTGATGACCTCTGATAAGGAAATACAATGTCTTTAGAGCAACGTATAGAAAACTTTGAAGCTCGCATTCAGAAGCTTGAAGGTGTTACAACTCACTTACACATAAGATCTGAATTAACGATGTACATTATTTCTGCAATGATTGGTGCAGGCCTTGTTAAACGTGAAGGGGTAAAAGAACTGATAGAAAGCGCTGATTTGACCTCGTTTAATGCCCCAGCAATTGCTACGGCAGAAAAGAAAATCATGCTTCAGCTGATAGATAAAGTCGATGTAAAGGTACAGTAGTTGGCTTAATTAATGAAGACAGAAAGGTAGGATCAGCACACTTTCTGTCTTTTACATTTTGAAGATTATTATTCCGTCTCACATAAACATTAGGCTCATTCTTTAGGGTACGTTTCATGGACTCCCTTACTTTTCTTTCAAAATTCATTCTATTAAACTAATTAATTAGTCCGTCTGAACTTATTCTCATAGTTTTCGCTCTCACTAGAGTCCTTTTAATGGATGTGTAAACATCTATTTTTTAATGGTTATAGGGATACTCACAGATTCGTAAATCCTCTCACAGGTCATTCCAGCGGTGTAGCGTTCGTCAGCGATTGCAGCATACCGTCGAGCCTCTTCTGCAAAGTCTCCAAGCATGTCGGCAAGCATTCCGGCGGTGGCGCCGGTTGTTTTGCTTCGGACGGTAGCGGCAAGACTTGCGGTGTGCTTTGAGGCGTCCAGGCGGGTGGCAAGGTTTTTTGCCTGCTGGCGCAGCTGGCTAACAGTGCCAGAGAGATTAGCGGCAGCAGCGCGTGCTGCAACAGTTTGGGCTTGAGCATCTTGTACGGCCTCATCACGGGCGATCAAACGCCCTTGTTCAATCATCCGGGCGGCGGTTTGCGCGTTAACTTCCTGAGCCGATTCGGCGCTATCGCGTTCTGCCCACCGCTTTTCCCATGCCCGATCGCTCCAGGCTAAACCAGCAACAAAGGCACCAGCAATAATCACCGCGGCGATAGCTGGCTTTAAGTAAGTTGCATTCACTGGTCAATCCCCCAGCACGTCAGCGCACTTTCCTGATCCCGGCGAGTTACCTGCCCATAGCAGTTATTAGAGCGTATGCGGCAATCCTTCCCACCGTCCTTAATCCACCAGCGAATCGCTTCACATGCGCCTTTACGGTCGCCGGCGTTGATGCGCTGGTAGAACGTAGACGGGAAGCATTTACCGGGGCCGATGTTGTACGGACAGAATGAAGCAATGCCGACTTTCTGCGGAGGAGTCAACGGAACGCGGATATTCCGGTCAACCCACGCCAGCGCCTTATCACGTTCGATAGCATTCACCTCGTCGCATTTTGCCTGGGTTAACTTCATTCCCTGCGTGACAGGTTTACCATCAATACGCGTGGCACCTCGGCAAATAGTCCAGATACCCTGGCTACCATCGCGATACGCGGTAAGGCTGTTACCTTCTTTCTCATCCAGGAACTGATCCATCAGGGTTGGGGCGGATGCACCAGCCGCTATTAATCCCAGCATGGCTGCGCTGAGTTTCGTTTTCAGGGATGCCATTTTATTTATCCTGCGGCGGTTGCGTCACATACCCCCGCCTGAGCGCATCCTCATAGGCTTTGGTTTGCCGACGTTTGAAATAAAGGTTCGTGAAATAAGTGGCGACGCCGATCACTACACCACTGACAAGCGCAATGAAGTTCCAGTCAAGACCATGGAACCAGTCATAAACACGCGCCAGGCCAGTACAAATCAGGCCGCCTGACGTGCAGTACGTAGCCGCTGAAAAGATTTTGTCAGGCATGATTTTGTTCATCCGTCACCTCCTGCTGAGGTGTTAACCGTGAGATTAAAAAAAGGTGGGTACTATAACCACTAAACTATTGCACGCCTCGGCAATGGTGGGTATAATACCCACATGTTAACGAAACGGAGGATTGATGAGCAGTGCAGAGTTAATCAAAAAACTGATAGCTGATGGTTGGGTTAAGCAAAGACAGACAGGAAGCCATGTAACGCTAACAAAACCGGGAATAGAGAAAATAATCACCATTCCCCACCCCAGAAAGGATTCTTCAAAGGGGATTGTTAGACAGGCTCAACAGATATCAGGACTTAAATTGATGTAAAAGGGAGCGGCGAAAGCCGCCCCTCTCTGCAAGGGTTATCAATACGCAATTAGTGAGGTACCTATGATTTATCCGCTCTTTATTTTCAAAGCCGATGACGGCACTTTTGATGGCTACTTTCCTGACATCGAAGGGTGTATGTTTGCCGGGAACGACCTCGAAAGCGCATTGAGGGATGCGGAGACTGCTTTCGGCCAGCACATGGAAGTTTTAACCGAACAAGGCGGTCATGTGCCTGCGCCAAGCGATCCAGCCGATTATCTGGGTGATGAACGTCTCACCATGGATAACGGCTTCCTGGCGCTTGTCGAGATTGACCCATCAAGATACGAAACAAAAGCCGTCAAATTTAATCTCACCATGCCAGGCAATTTGTTGACTGCAATCGACAGGTACATAGAAAGAAATGGACGATACAAAAACCGGTCAGCTTTTCTATCTGAGATTGCAAGAAAAGAGATAGCCAGAGGCTAAATGATACAAGGCACCTTAGGGTGCCTTACCTCATTTTAATCTGCCATTTGCGGATCTCATCTACCGTCTGCTCAAAGCGAGCACCTGCAAGCTCAACCCCGACAGCGTGCAGATCTGGCTGATTTAACCACGTGCCTTGTCGATATCATGAAGCCTGAAATGAAAAAAGCCACGCAAATGCGCAGCCTGTGAGTAGGTGCCGCTCAGTGGCGGCATATTCCCCCTTCTGTTATTGTTGGTTTGCGAAGACTAACAATCAGCAAGAGGTAAATTCTATATGACTAAAACCCGTCAAGTTGTAGGTGACCATATGCCACCTGGGCTTAGACCAAAACCAAAACCTGTGCCAGCCCAGCCACCGGCTGCGCCCGCAAAATCTAAATAGGTGATTTATGTGCCGAGATGACGTGATTTTTGATCTTCATTACTCTTATTTTCTTGAAAACATGTTTTCCACGCTAATGGGAAGGATGGATAAAACCATGTCTCTTTTTCTCATCGTTCTGGGCGGCACAGCTTTTGCACCTTTTAGTAATGCTTTTGTCTTTGGCGTTTCAGTAGCAACCCTATCCGCTGCACAATTTATTTTCCAGCCTGGTAAGCAAGAAGGTATTTCGTCTGAACATGCAAAAAAATACCTACAGCTCATCAGTATTTCTGACAGTCTGGACGATGAAATACTACTGAATCGGTTTAATGAACTTCAATCCCTGGACTCCAGACCCTGGGGAGTGCTTAAGAACGCCGCACAGCGGCGCGCCACGATAGCACTCGGCCTTCACGACATTCAACCAGAATTAACTCGCTGGGAAAGTCTGTGGTCGTGGTTTGCAGGTGATTTACCAGTAAAAGAGCAATATGAGCATCAGAACCATTGAAACACACGAACCCAATCCTGGAAGCCATAGACCCATCAATCCTAGACCGGTTCCAAAACCACGATAGCAATATCACCAGCCCCGTAGCTCGGGGCTTTCAGTTTTGTGGGCGAAAATCCCACAAGTTTATTTATCGTTACGATAAACTTCGATTTATATACTCATGGCATCCAAATATGAAATTATTTTGTGCATTTACGAACTCTTGCTTCTCTTCTTCAGTAAAATATCCTTTAATAAAACACTTCATTAAGGATTGTTGAAGGTTAGCAGTTAACGCAATAAGTTTACAACCTTCCTCATCAGGACTGATTAAAAGCAAGAATTTGTTTTTACTTATCTCGGCAGACTTCATTGGCTCCTGAAGTTCCGCTGGGATTACCCCTCTAGATAACGCTGTAATGTCCTTTGCCCCTTCCAAGTGCCATTGCTCAAAGGTTGTTGCAAGCATGATGGCATCTGTAACAACTTCGGCGCCTGCAATTCGGATCAACTGAGCCACTTCCCTATTACTATTTAGCTGAGTTTGAAGTCTAGCCAACTCAAAGTTTTTCTGAATCGCTTTATATGCAACCCAACCAGTAATAGCTGCAGCCATAACACCAGCAAATGCCGTGATTAGAGTTTCAATAGGGAACGAAGAGTTTATTTCTACTGGTGGTAATTTTTCTAAAGCAACAGTTAGCACACCAGTTGTTTTTTCATAGACGAAAGGTACACCTTGCCAAGCCATGAAACCTCCTTGATTACTCAGGCATCATAGCAAATAACCCCGCCGATGCGAGGTTATTTAAAAATATGGCAAAATATCAAATCACCATGAAATATCGCTCATTTTGTTGCATTTTGCAAGCCTGATTAAAGAAGATTGGCAACTTTAATCACATTTTCTCTCTTTCACTTCATCAATTATTTCATGTTGGTTATAGATAAACTGCAACGCACTACGATCCAGAGCGACGAAAGCCTGCTTTAACCTTTCCCAATGGCCTGAGTACACTCTTTTCCAGGTCGAGCGGTCGACGGAAACCATGCGCGCCAGTGCGGCGCCAGCATAAGCTTTATACGTCTCATTATTCCGGGTAGCTGCAACCTCCTGGGCAGCCAGCCAAACCAGTCCCACCAGCTTTTTGATGACTCTCGATTGCAGTGGCTTGGTTACCTGGTAGTTCTGGTATTCAGTCCAGACGTGCTGGCACATTAAGGTTTGATAATGAAAGTTGAGATCGAAACCATAGCAATAGCGCACCCATGCCTGCTGGTGGCTGTCCAGTTGGTTGACTGCGCGACGCCACGGCGAATAACTGAATTCAATATCGTTAATAGGTGGCATCGGCCGGCGGCGACTGCGGGTCTCCATAACATAAACGGGAGTAGTGAGAGCTTTAACCACCGACGGACCACAACCGATACCGCCGTCCAGATCAATAATATGACGAGGCTGCCGGGGGCTTTTGTTCTTGTCTGCTGGTGGATTCTCGCTAAATGCCTCGAGCTGCCCCTTGGTCGTGACTGATAAATTTTGCAACGCCCGACGCACTTCAATACGGGTATATTCCAGATTTTGTAGGTTCATACTGCTCAGTGCTCCATACACTTATGCTTTTACAATCACGCCGATCGCTATGGCTCTATCAAGGAAACGAAACAGCAGCTGCAGCTGCGAGCCGTTTTTCTCTTCAAACGCATTTACGTCGGCATGTAGTTCGTCGTGACACTCTCTGCACAGAGGGAACACGAAGAGATCGTGGGCTTTGGTTGCGGTACCGCCCATGCCATACCCGATGACATGATGCGGATCATCTGCGGGGCGACGACAGCACTCGCATGGCTGACGCTTTACCCAATCGGTGTATGTCTGGTTAACCCAACGGCGGCGCTTAGGTTTAAGCATGAATGATTCAGGCGACTCAGGATCGACAGCCAGCGACAGAACCTTCGGCTGCTCTGACAGCGCCAGGGCGTTTTGGCTGTGGCCGTTTTTCTTTGGTGCATCTGTAGGTAACTTTTCCCGCAAAATGATGGTGGCAGCTACTGAAGGCCGGATGTCACTTTCTTTATATACGGACTGGAATTTATCTTCTGGTAAGCGAAGACCGCGCTGCGCCATCGTCTCAGTTATCTCATCGGCGACGCCAGCATATACAGCCCACCAGCACAGCTCTGCGAGGGATAACTCCCTTTCGAGGCCCAATTGCAGATCCAGAATCGCCGTATCAATGATCCAGTTGACAACATTACGACGAGCCAGATCGCTAAGGGTTTTCGTTGTTTGTTCCCGCAGGCGCGTGTCGCAATACCAACAGAGTTGAATCGCTCCCGGAGGATGACGCATGGTCACCAGTTCTTTGTGGTGATAATCAGAATGGCGAAACTGACATTCGCGTTTATTGCGCTCCAGCCAGTATTCAAGGGCTGGCAGGCCGCCTGCCGCTTTTATTACCCTTTCATTGGTAAAAAACGCCTCCAGCTCCTTATCCTCAGCCAGTGGCTGGCGCGTGTCAGGAACGGCACCAGCCTCCAGCCCCGCCATACTTTTTGGCTCAGACTCGATGAGCACCCTCCCATTGCGGAAAAGCCTCATCAGTTCCTTACCTGGCTTAAACAGTACCACGCCTAAGCGTGGCACCACTTCAGGAGTAAGCAGCGCTCTCATGCCGCTACTCCTGATAGCTCACTCACCATACCGGCTGCCAATGCAATAATTTCATCCTTTGCCATACGCTCCAGCCAGAGCTGATTGATCTGGGCCTTTACCTTATTTTGCTGAGGCTCACCCAGTTCTGAAGCACCATCCACCTGTTCAAAAACCAGATTAACTTCCAAAGGCCAGATCCGTGCTTCTACCTGATTCTCAACGGCTGGAGTGATATTTTTACGGACATGGTTGCGGATCACTCGGCTATTGAACCAATTCGACTTTTCCAGATTAGCTACAATGACAATAAAGTCCGTGACCTTGCATTCATCCGCAAACTCACTAAAGACAGAACTCATGCGCTCGATAGTTTCAGACCGGGCAACATCAGATTCGAATTCTTCATCGTTCAGCCATCCCACCAGCGCCTCTAGCGAATTTTTATAGGCAATTAAAGATTGAGCCTTTGCAATTACATCAGGATGCACCGGAGTAATCTCTGGTTTATCTACGGAATCCGCTGCCCATGTATGCCCGAACTTAGATTCGGCAAAGGTATACTCTGGCTTATCGCCAAAGGCTGCTACTACACAGGCCCATGCCTGAATACCACTCTGATCGAGGATTGCCAGCTGCTGCAGCGGTATCTCGGTTTCAACCGCGGTTTTCGGGATTGTTTTCGTTTCTACTGGCTGAGCCTGCTTACCGACTGCGAACTGTGCCAGCTCCATACTTGCGCGCCCTTTTGCTTCCAGATCGACACGATCGATATAGCTAAAACGCTCGCCGCGCCAGGACTTATCGAAGATCACTATCGCGCCAGCAAAGAAGGCGCTGGTGGGTTTCTGTTTATCATCCGCCGGCACAAACCAGGTCGGCAGATCGAAGCCAATACGGCCACGGATAAAACAGACGTGATCGGCATCTTCAGGCCACCATGTCTCACTCGTTGCTGACTTCAACAGGAAAACGTAGCGACCGCCGTTTTCGCGCTGCTGAGACGCATAACTCATGATGTGCGTCATGCCCGTAATAGCCTGCTTTTCATGATACTGAGAACGGCTATACGGTGGGTTGCCAAAGGCTGCGCCACCGAACTCAGCCAGCCGATCAGACCAGTCCTGCGTTAATGCGTTAACTTCAGCGGTGTACCATGCCGGGCATTTGGCGTTGCTATCGTCGGCAAACAAATCCAGGACCAGCGGACCAAACATAGCGTTAACCCCCCAGAACAACAGATCCGGCGTCCGCCATTGATCGCCAACTTCTTTCAAATAATGGGCCTTCTGGTTACGCAATGCGTCTAAAGCCTGGCAATATTGGTTTTTTGTCACGAGCGGAACCCCTTCGGTGTGCTGTATTCAACGCTGGAATAGTTGGACTTGAACACCTGGTCTTCGCCTCCGGCTTTGGTCCATTTTCCATCAACGCATTTCGGGCGACCGGCGGCATTCCACTTGGTTGCAGACTGGAGATAGCCGGGGAATTTTGACTGAAGAAATAACGTGGTAGGCCGCAGATATTCAGCCATTTTTAAATCTTTCCCCCACTTCTCAGCGCTGTAATCAACCACCAGCGCCAGTTCTTCAGGTGTAAATCCTTCGCGCAGCCTGCCCCGGATGTGTTCCAGAGAGGTTTTGCATACCTGAAAACGTGAACCGGTTGTGAGGTTCAGGTGAGAAAGGGCCTGTTTAGCAAGATCGGTGATGACTACTTCCGGGTCGGGTTCCGCAGGAACCGGACAAGAAGGTTTAGATCCTACTGATGGATCTGTATTTGAATTTACTGACGGATCGTGTCCAGTTTCTGGACCCTGAGAACCCTGATTTTTTGGCTCTTTCGGACGTTCAGATTCTGGACGTCCAGATTCCGAAGGTTCAGATTCTGAACGTCCAGATTTTGGACCCTCATAATGTTCATTTGCAGCCTGACGAAGCTTGGTAACGTTCAGAGTGTAAAGGTTGCTGGTGCTGCGCTGGCCCAGGCGACGTTCTTTTTTGGTCAGCCAGCCATCTTTAACCAGCTCGCCGATCAAAGTAATAACGGTACTGCGCCCGGCGCCGAGCTGGCGCGCAATAGTCGCAACGCTTGGGTATGCGATGCCCTCATCGCTGGCATAGTCAGCCAGACGCAGCATGATCAATAACTTATTGCCTTTGATGCCTGCAGCGGCGCAACCATCCCAGACATATGCGGATAATTTGACGCTCACTTATCAATCCTCTTGAATCTGGCGCGGAAGATAATCATCGGAGCCACACACTCCCACTCATATCCCGGGCGGCGGTAAATCACACGCTGGCGGCCAGCGTCATAGCCAGTTACATGCACAACAATGCCGTGCTGATCGCGATAAAGGCGGTCCATTGGTTGAATATTCTCTTCCAAATCAACCTCCCATCAGTTCAGAAGCGTAACGCTGTGCTATCCACTGGACGCCGCGGGGAGTTACTCGGGTTTGGGTGTAGGCATGGCCATAATCAGATGTACCCGTTTTGACGGTAAACAGGCCTTCGCGCTGACGCAGGGCATGAGGTAGCAAGTTGCCGGACTGACGGAACAGCACCTTGTCACGCAGAAGCGTGTCGATCATGGCCTTTTCCGGCATGTTCAGGATTTTTGCGGTTTCACGCAGACTTTTGGCACCGCCGGCTTCGACATACTGATTCACAAACGCCACCTTGGGTGCGTCCTGCTGGACCTTAAGTGAGAGCTTCGCATTTCTTTCAGCCATGTCGGCTGCCAGGCGAAGTGCCTCTGGCAATGTTTGCGGTATAGCGTTGGCGCTTCCCTCAAGCTCACGCAAACGACGGATAATCTTCATGCGTAGCGGCGCGCTGTACCCCGCGATTAAACATTCTGTATGCTCACGATCGAGGCGGTATTCCCGGTATTGCTGGTGGTTTTGGGGGTGTGTCCAATAATGGGCATACCCCTCCAGTGACTCTCCCAACTGCTGCATCATCGCTTCGATGTCACGCACCACATGCTTATGCTGCTTGCCAGTGAGAGAAGATATCTCACGGCTGCTCATGGTAGCGGCGCCAGCGATGTAAGGAGAGCCGTGAACTAAAGATGAAGTCGGCTGGTTATTTACCTGCTGCGCCATTCTGCTTCCCTCCCTTTGCAATAAAGTCCCCCACAGCCCATTCGGTAAAGCTGTGGTTAACCTGGGCCCATCCGCCCGGTATTCTTACGGCATAGCAATACGCAATAACGCTTTTACCACCGCGAACTGGCAATGCGCGAAGTTGCGAACGCTGATTATTTGCGGTTAAATTGCTCATGCGGATTTCTCCATACACATTGATTTATTCGCCACGACGCCCGGAGCTGCACACTCGCGGGCGTCATTCTTTTCTGGCTGGCAGAAAATGCGATAAACAAGAGCCGAATGCTCCTGAAGTTTTTGAATAGAGCTATAGAGCTCCCCATCGATCGCCGCCCGTTCATGCGGCTCAATCACACCATCTTCGATCGCTGCGCGAATCTGTTGCGAATAGGCTGTTATCTGTTCGATAACCTCAAGCAGGCGCTGATTGATATCCGCGTTATCCACTTCTTCAATATCCGCCAGCGGAACAAAAACCCCACCGGATTGGCGCGCTACCGCGTCAGCGATATGACTTGTCCCCCCAGCACGCTGCAGCACCATCGCCCATCCAAGAGGGAAGATCTGATCACCATCGACGCGCAGGCGGTTGAATAAGGCGTTTTCAGTTACACCCAGCCATTCAGCTGCCTCGGCATAACCTCCTGGCAGTTCAGTAATTGTTTTCTTGATCGCGGCCACCAGCCAGGCTGGTTGACGCTCTACTTTCCAAATTGGCTCATTACCCACGGCCAACCCTCCATAACTGTGGTTAACTTAAGCAGCCGACTTGGTAGACTTGTGATAAAGCCTGGCATCGTACTTGAGCTTCCCATTGGTAATACGATCAATAACAAAAGCCTGCTTTTCTGGAATCACCTTCCCCCAGCGGCAAACTGCTGGATGAGAAATCCCCAAGGCAATTGCAGTTTTTGATACGCCTCCGAAATGTTTCAGTACTTTAGATTTGAGCATGTTTTCCTCCGATAACTGCTGAACTAAAGGTAACAAAAGGTACATCAAATAGCAAACAACAGTTACGCCAAAAGGATGTAACATTGGTTACATGAAAACAGAGATGAAAGATCGGATTAGAGCACGGCGAGTACAGCTCAGCGTCACACAGCTGGCCCTAGCAAAAAAGCTTGGGGTAAGCCGCGTTTCCGTAACTAAATGGGAGAATGGAACCACCAGACCTGATGGTGAAAACCTTCACCAATTAGCTGTGGCGCTTCAGACAACTCCAGAATGGTTACTGTATGGACATGGTGACGAAGTTGATGACACCAAGGTAATTCCATACCTCAAGCCCCCCACTCCAGTCCCAATTATTTCTGCTGTTCAAGCAGGCGTGTGGACCGACACTTACGCATGCTCAAGGCTGACCGACGTGATTTCATGGACGCAAACCACTGCAAATGTTTCTGACGAGGTTTTTGGCTTAGTAGTTAGAGGTGAGTCAATGACAAATCCTCATGGATTACCCTCTATCCCAGAAGGTTCGATCGTCATTGTTGAACCACATTATGGGCAACTTGATGACCTTTATGGAAAAATAGTTGTAGCTATCCTTGAAGGTTCAGCTGAGGCGACAGTTAAGAAATTAATATGGGATAGTCCTTTTGCTTATCTCATGCCGTTAAACCCTGCATTTAAGCCAATACAGATTGATGGTAACTGCAGAATTGTGGGTAAAGTTGTACAGATAACTCAAAATATTTAAACCCTCTTTTTCTAAAAAACCGGGTACATGCCCGGTTTTTTTTCGCCCCTCAAAGTAACAAAAAGTACATCCACCTATTGACCACCAAGGTAACTAAAGGTACCTTTAATAACATCAACGGTACCTGTAGTTACCCTTGTATCTGAGAACGGCAATATTCTCAGACGTTGTATGGCACATGCAGCGTTAGCGGCCTGAGAGTTCCTTTATCCATCAACTCTCAGAACAGCCGGAATGTGCAAGCTAAGTGTTTCAGGCACGACGTGCGCTCCACCAGCGCGGCGAAAAGGTGTGACGCCCGGGAAGAGTCCGGGACACAACAGGAAAGGGGCTGGTTGGAACGCGCATAGAAGCTTTGTTGTCTGCGCCAGTGGCCGGGGACGAATCCGGTACAAACCGAGCAGCGGCCAGATCGGCGCCAGGTTACGCGGCCCCTTTCCGTTGTGGTAATGCGGCTCAGCGCTCGCGGCGTGGCCATTCATTCAACTTTTGAAATGAATGATCGTTTTGTTAAGTGTCGTCGCCGGGCCTGGCCATTCCGGCAGGTGGAGGCACCACCGCCACAACCTCGTTAATTATGCTGTGTGTAGTCTTGGCGGTGCCAGTTTCTCTTGTTTCTGGTACCGTCCTTTTTACACAACACACAAGAGCATCACCGGGCGACGGGCTCATTACCCAATCCACCCGGGCGGCTTCCTAACCGCAGGTGCTCTTCTGTGTTGTGTATGGAGAAACTGACGGCGGTGGCAGCCGCCCTAACTAAGAGGCTGTGCTATGAACAATGATCGTATGACTAATGTTCCGGATTTGCAGGGCGAATTGGTGGAAACCTTTATCGACAACTTTAGAGCCTGATTGCTCTCCATTAAATCCCCGGCGCGGGGATTTATTAAAGCGTAATCCTGCAATTAATCGCCACCTGGCGAGGGATTTCTACACCCAAAATTCAGCGCTGTGCAGAGCGCTATTAAACGGAGAAATACGATGAGCTTTATTCAAACACTGTCTGGCAAGCACTTTAACTATAACGATATTCAAGAAGACGCTATCGTCATTGAGGACATTGCAACAGCCCTCTCACACATCTGCCGCTTTGCCGGCCATCTCCCGGAATTCTACAGCGTCGGGCAGCATAGCGTTCTGGTTAGCCACCTTGTGCCGCAGGAGTTCGCACTCGAGGCTTTACTGCATGACGCGGCAGAGGCTTATATGCAAGGTATCCCTGCGCCGCTCAAGCGATTACTGCCCGACTACCAGGTTATAGAAACACGTGTTGATGCTGCGATCCGCAAAAAGTTTGGTCTGCCAGCAGAGCAGCACCCTACCGTTAAATATGCCGACTTAGTCATGCTGGCCAGCGAACGCCGTGATTTCGAGATCGACGACAGCACGCACTGGCCTATGCTCGATGGAATTATTCCTACCGACCAATTCGTTATAAACCCGGTCCGCCCTGGGCAGTCTTACGGCATGTTCATGAACCGCTTTAACCAGCTGATGGAGTGGCGCTAATGGCACACGTAAAAGTAAAAGACCTCGTTGCGGCTGCTTATGCCGCATCACATGGTTTGCCGCCAGCAGAGGCAAAACTGATGCGTGATGTCGCTACACGTCTGGATGTGACTTATGTCGCGCTGACTGAATCTCTGGATATCAATACCGCGCTGTCCGCCGATATTGCCAATCTTCTCGAGGTTCGCAATGGCTGATATCACCCGACTGTTAGCCAGCATCGAGCGCCGCTCAGCCCATGCAAAAGAGTTCGGTCACGACGTCCTGTTTGTAAGGTTAGAAGACCTTGATGCGCTAGTAACTGCAATAAGCAGCAAGCCCGTATTGTCGTTCTATCGTGATGGAATTGAGGCTGCGGCGAGTTGGGTAGATCAGCAGCGTGAAGCATATGACAGCGAACACGGATACTCTGACCCAGATACTGGATCTTTCGAGTTCAGCAATGACGCCCAGATCGAATATTCATCCACACTGGAAGAATTGGCCGAGGGAATCCGGGCTTTACATCCCAACGCTGACAACTCGCTAATAATTTCAGATGGTTACGGTGATAGTCCCGAAGATACCGATAAAAGAGATGATTGATGCTTGGTGGCAGTTTTTTATGGGTACTAAGAATCCCTCATCAAGTCGCACGTACCAATCCATGCTCGCAACCGTCCAGTAAGGGGAAGTAGCACAAGACGTAGTCATTCACGCTATATTGAAATATTACAATCTCCCTAAAGACGGCTTTTTTACCAAAAGCCATAACGAAGGCTGGATTAAAGTGGAAGGAATTGATGACTGAAAAGCTTCTAACTGATGAAATGCTAATGGCTCTCATCGCGAAACTACAAGCTCACTCAGAAATTATGGCTGAATTAGGCTCGGAAAATGAAGAGAAAGAAGCCAGGCAGATACTTAATGCATTATGTGAGTTAAAACGATATAGGTTGACTGTCGACCAGAACTAAAAAATGAACCTGACCGCCCGGGTGCAGCCGGGCTTTAGGAATGTAATGGAGAAATAGCCATGCTTCAAATGTTAACTCTAGAAGAATGGGCCGCAGCTAAATATCGGAGCAACCCACCAAGCCTAGATACGTTGCGCCGGTATGCAAAGCAAAGCATGTTCAACCCACCAGCACGTAAGGAAGGCAGGTTCTGGAGGGTGAGAGAAGATGCTGAAATAACCGGAAATATAACTCAGCCAGTGATTAAAAAATCTGATTCACCACTGTTACAGAGGATATTATCCGATGGCTGCAAGACCACGTAAAAATAATGTCAACATTCCTAATCTCTACCCTCTCTTTAGCCGAAAGACTAAAAAAGTTTACTGGCGATACAAGCATCCAGTAACAGGGAAATTCCACAGTTTAGGAACAGATGAAATCGAAGCGACCGTAATAGCTATAGAAGCTAATAAACGGCTAGCTGAACAAAATACCCGTCAAATTTTGGCACTCAGTGACAAAATAGCCGCCAGCAAAGGAAAAGCCATCACTACAATAACCTGGCTTGATCGTTACTGGAAGATACAAGAAGAACGGCTTGCAACAGGCGATATTAAAACAAATACATACAAACAAAAGGCCAAACCAGTTGCATTATTAAAAGAGCGAGTTGGGATGAAGCTTATATCAGCAGTTGATGTTCGTGACATTGCTCAAATCCTTGATGAATACATATCAGAAGGACAACCAAGAATGGCTCAGGTGATACGTTCGGTTTTGATTGACGTCTTTAAAGAGGCTCAGCACGCTGGTGAAGTTCCTCCAGGACATAATCCTGCTCTTGCGACTAAACAACCACGGCGTCGTATTACCCGCCAGCGCTTGAATCTCAATGAATGGCAGAAAATTTTCAACATTGCTGATGCAAACCATAAATACATGGGTAATGCAATGTTATTGGCTCTAATCACTGGCCAGCGATTGGGGGATATTTCGCGGATGAAATTTTCAGATATTTGGGATGATCACCTTCATATCGAACAAGAAAAAACCGGTAGCAAGATCGCTATTCCACTGGCTTTACGATGCAATGCCATTAACTGGAGCCTTCGCGATGTAGTCAGTCGCTGTAGGGATAATGCAGTTAGCCCATATATGGTTCATTTTTTCAAAACCACATCACAGGCGGAACGAGGCGCAAAGGTTAAAGCCAGAACGCTGACTATGAATTTTAGCAAGGCAAGGGATGCCGCGGCTATTGACTGGGGAGAAGGAACGCCGGCAACGTTCCACGAACAAAGATCTCTTGCCGAGCGGCTTTATAACGCTCAAGGGATAAACACGAAGGATTTACTAGGACATAAGACTCAACAGCAAACTGACAAATATCATGATGATCGCGGGAAAGGATGGACAAAGGTATCTTTATGATGTTTTTCTCGTGAAGTTTTGATAACTTTTTATTATCAATCGAAAACTAATTTCCACGTACAGCATTTTCTACAGGAATGGTTGCATATGGTACAAAAAATAAACGCTAGGGAACTGCTTGGAAATAATTATTAACCAAAGACAGTTCACAACAACAACAATAGAAATAAATATTGAATAAAAAAGTGAGGGTGCCCCCCTCACTTATAGCTAACACACTTCTGTCCCACTCAACTGGAAAGTTATAGGAGATATTTTACCTCTAAATTTATATGGTTTAGAAAGTAGTAGCTTTTCCATTACACCATTATTTATAACTCTCTTAGCATATTCTTCGTCTGTTAAATTTGCTGCTAAGAATGAAAATCTATTACAAACAATCCAGACATTGAAGTCTGCTATCTTAATATCTTCTTTATAAAAACAGTCTTTAAATCTTTCTGACATAAAATCATCAACTGCTGTTTCGTATTTCTTTTTTATGTTTTCATGATCAAGTCTAGAAACCCTAGCCACATCTTTAAGCTCGATAATATAGATAGAGTATTTCTTATCCCCCCTCCGTATTACTAATAAATTATCTGGTGATGGTGGAGTAATGGGTAAGCGCAGACTATTATAATAGCCATCAACTGATAAGTTTATTATTTTGTCATTATCCAACCCACCATCCCCAGAATAAAAATCATCATCTAATTTAATAAATACGTTATTTTCTTTAACATCTTCACGTAAAAACTCACATAATTTCTCAGAGGATAAGATAGCAGGAATCAT